TCTTGATGTGTAACTCGCTCTCCCACTTTAACGCTGAGAATACGTCATCTTCCTCAGCTACTCGTATATTCTGTGCTGGTAGTACGTAATCTGATCTTGCACCTAAGAATCCAACCTTAAATGACTTGCTGACGTGCTTATAATCAGCTTGCATCTTCTCAATAGTATCGGGAGCCAATACTACATCGTCATTAGCAATGATTAGTGAATCGTAATTCCCTGTAGAAAAGGCATAAGAGACAATTGCATTATACGCATCTCCGAAATTGGTAGCAGTATTTGGTCTGAATATGACTCTATCGTTGCCAAGTCTCTTTCTAACTTCTCCCCACAGCTCCAAACTATTTGCACTAACGTAAACTGGCAATTCTCTTGCATATTGATTAATGCTCTCCAATAGTACGTGGATGCTTGGACTGCCTACCGTAGCGATTACGATTGCTTGCAAGTAATTCCCCTAAATATCAACACGGCTGAGGACTGGCGTTTCTGTCGAGCCTACTTATCCGTATTCTTTCAACGGTGAGCTGATAGCAGTATCTATCCAATCCTCATGCGTGTTAGCACTTTGTTAAAATGACTTTCATTGAATCTACTGCTCTAGGAGTACGCATAATTTCCTGATCGGGAATGTTTTTGTCCATCAATTCCTGACCAAACTCTGACAGCTTGAACTCCATTGACGATAGGTTAAATCTATCCTGCCATCCTAAGTACCAATGCCACTCGGTATAGTACAGCCAGCTATTCTCATTAAAAGCACGTACGTGCGTTGGGTCTTGCCATGCACCTAAACTTAGCTCATACGGAACATTTATATGGAACTCACCACCAACTTCTAGCAAGTCCTTACAGTTAGTCATTGCAGCCACTAAGTCAGGTATATGCTCTAAAACGTCATTTGCGACGATTGTTTTGAACATTCCCTTTGTTATCTCTACCTTGCCAAATCTAGGACTGTCGATAGTAGTGCCAAACTCTACCTTAGATATGTCGCACCACCAGTCAGGATTAACTCTAAGCAATATGTCTGCATTAAAGTAAGAATCCTTCCAATCCTTGCCAGAGCCTAAATTAAGTGTCTTCGGAATATTCGTCATCGTCATTGGAATATTCCAGTTTAGCCATCTTTAACATAGTCTTTTGCTTGTCAGTCATAGCCTTAGAAATTGGTCCACCAACCAGCCACGCTGAACAGGTACGATCTGCTGCACACTTGAACTCAAACAGCTCGCAATAGCCTAGTTCCGCACTATCCACTACCTCGTTAGCATACGTCTCGTTATCCGATTCTTCGCCCTGAATACCATCGACAATACACTTCATCATATCAGGAGTCTGGATAAATGCGCTGCAGTTGCCACATTTCATCGTCTGAGCGTTCTTAGGACTTGTCGCCCATTCCTTAGCGCGAATCTGCCAGAAGTCCTCTGGAGAGTCAGGATTAGCAGGACCATAGCCTACGTTCTTAAATGCCCAATCTCTGTTCTTTAGATTAAGCTGGATGTCTGAGCAGACAATAGGACATTCTTTCATAACTCACCATTTCACTTTATTAGCCCAAAAAGCGGCTGACATCTTACCTTTAGCAATATTCCCTGCATGACGAGCCTTAAATGCCTCATTACGCTTGCTACCGTCTGGACTACCCTTTACACCTTGCTGACCGAAACGAATCAACTTAACCTCGTCTCCGTCCTTCGCAAGTACCGCATGACTCTTGGTAGGATGGCTAGGAGTTTTCTTAGGCTTGTTGTAACCTGAGAATTCCTCTTTGCCACGCTTAATCATTTCTTTGCCTTTTTAGCAGGTTTAGCAGTTTTAGCAGCTTGCACAAAGTCAGCCTTAGTTGGCGCACCTTTAGCACCAACCTTTTTCATCTTCTCGCCAGAACCTTCGGCTATACGCTTACGTTTAGCATGGATATTACTGTATAGACCTGTTTTCATTTTTTAGCCTTATTCTTAGCAGTACGTTGACCACGCTTAGGTAATGACTTGCCAGCCTCTGAAAGCGCAATGGCAACAGCCTGTTTCTGAGACTTAACTACAGGACCACCTTTGCCAGAGTGTAATTCACCCTTGCCATACTCAGTCATGACCTTAGCGACCTTCTTAGCTGCTTTCGATTTCTTCATCATTTAGCATTTCCCTAACTTGTTTAAGTAATTCATGCTCAGTCGTTTCGTACTGACGCTCAAAGGCTTTACGTCCCATTCCGTGGTATCCGGTATTCCCCCGATGATGCTCAGGACAAAGCGGTAACGTATCGTAATGCGAACTCCTTACTCCCATCCCCAAGCCTAAGCCTCTAACGTGGTGAATCTCAGAAGGAGTCCCTGCATACCCTAGCCTAGTGCAAATTATACAACCTAAATTAGCAACTTTAGACAGGTATTTCTTCTGATCTTTGGTCAATTTGACGCTTTCTCCACAAATATTTAACTGACGATATTGTCTCTGCATGGTTGCACTCAGGACATACATCTACAGGATCATCAAATACATATTCACAACGTACTCTTAGCACATCGTCACGTTCACCAATCCAGTTGCAATTATCGCAATAAACTTTATCCATATTTTTGCCCTTTATTAACGTAAATTTCATTTAGGTTTGCTACTATTTCTCCAACTAGGAGGCTATATGTACGGCATATCTATCGATGGTCAAGATTTCTGGTTTGAAGCTGAAGAAGTTGAACTCATGGAAATGGATGATGATGGTGTCATCTGGAAATACGATAGAGAAGCTGGTGTCTGGATGTACTTTGATGAAGATGCAGACGAGTGGCTACTGTTCGACGAGGAGACATTTGATCCGTTCACGAGGTCGATCTTTCAACAGAACGATTCGACGCTTCCATCGACCGCCAGCAGTCAACACGAGCCTGAGCAGCAACAAGCATCCAACGTAATCGCTCTGCCTCAGCAACGGCTTCTCTAAGCCCTTCTACGCACGATGTGTATTCATCAGTAGTGTAAGCATCTGCCTCTTTGTCAGCCATCGTACTCTTTAAGCTGCGCTGAAAACCTATAGCCTTAACTGTCTTTCTGTATTCGGTCAAATACACCACATTAGCCTTAGCTTGTGCATAAGCCTCAGCATTCTTAATCATAAAGTTAATCGCTTCGTTCGGATCGATATTCATCTGATAGTTTCCATATTAAATTTTTAGCATCGTCAATACTTGTAACTACGTTTACTTGACCTTTCCAGAGTCTGTGCCAATTAAATTGATCTGGAGTAAGTACCTTTTTATCACCATCCTTGATCTCAAGCAAGAAATTTCTAGCTTTGAATCCGACGATAATATCTGGACAACCTTTTCCTACCGCATGAAGATGCTCAACCGTACAACCCATATCGCGTAAAGCCTTAACGATCTGAGTCTGGTTGTTATCTACCCTTTTGTAAACCATTCCATAGCCTCATTAAATCTATTTATGTCAGTTAAATATTTATCGTTTAAACAATATCTATTGCCATATCCAAAATTTTGTATTTCGTGATTTAGTTTAAACTTTTCTTTACCTACAAACCCATGAATTTTAATAACCGTAGGCGATTGAACCGAACAATAAATAGACCAATCAGTAGCAAAATCTTCCATACTGTTAAAAATTAAATACCGTGGTTCTGGTCGCAAAACTGAACTTGTCTTAATTTGAATAGTTTGACCTTTAATTGTTAAGTCAATATTCCCATCTCCACCATAAGTAACGTCAAACCTAACATTGACTCCCAAAAGTTTACAAACAGCTATCTCACCTAACATTCCAATATAGTGAACAGCAAAATCACTTTGACCACATATCTTATTGTTTTTAATTTGCTTGTTGTCTAATCTAGCTTTTTTAACTGACTGCATAATTCCAACATTATGAGCAGCCAAGATTAAATCATTGGAGTCTAAGTCTATTTCCATTGGCTATCTTCCCCGCGATTGCCTAGCGTCCATTGTGTTCTGCAATCCTTCTCTAATAACTGAGCCGCTCTATCTCCGCGTTTTTTGCGGACAATAGACAGGTATTCGATGGCTTTGTTTCTATCTTGAGTACGCCACTTCAATACCTGCCTAACTTCGCATCGATGTCTGTGTAGTTCGCTGTTATCAGGCACGAAACGCACCTTTGTTATCAAAGTCTATAGGCTGACCACCAAGAGTATCTACGAATTGCTGGCTGTTGTGCTCAAAGTACATCCCATAAAACTCCTCAGCCTCACCATTTCGCTGCTTTTGGCACATTAGAAACATATCTGGCTGCTTCTCGTCATAGTCCTCATTGTTCCTACGAGCGTTCTCTTTCTTCTTGTTACGCCATACTAAGAACACGTTGTCTACCTGATCTGCAATGCTTCCAGAACCCTTTAAATCGGTCTTAGACGGCTGTATTTCCTCAGACTGCAACTTGCGTATGTGGTGGACTAAATGAATGTGTACGTGATGGTCTCGTGCCAATGCACAAAGCTCGTCTACGAATGACTTTTGCTCGTTTAATGAGTCCTCTGCGACTACACACTTCATTAATGAGTCAATGAAGATATGTTTTATGTTTAGCTCAACAGCACAGTACCTTGCCATTGCTATAGTTTTTTGTGGAGTAGTGGAACCTTGCTGGTCATAAAGATACAGATTCTCGTCAATGAAATTAGTAAACCGTCCTAAAACACCACGAATGTAGCCTTCTTTGTCGTGAGTTAACGGTACATTGATATTCTCACCTGCGAATTGTCGCAACATACGGACAATGGTAGTTATAGGTTTCATTTCATAACTAGCAATGCATACCTTTAGGTTCTGTTTTACTAAACCTAACGCTATCTGACCTGTGACGAGAGACTTTCCACCGCCATTGCTACCTGCATAGACTGTCACTTCACCTAGCCTGAATTTAACGTCTGAATGAGTTTTAACCCACGGCATTACTGCATCGTCAGTTTTTTGAGGATCAGTATAGTTTTGGTAAATCTCATCTAACCAGCTATTAGCAGATTTAACCTGTGCCGATAAATCATTGTTCTTTAGATACTTCTCAACATCAATATCTTGTGACTTAATTATTTGACGATCTTCGTACAGTCGTTCCGCTATTGCAAAAATATTATCCGACATATTTAACTGCCTCCATTATCCTAGCCTGTGCTTTCTTCATTCGACCTCTATCTTCTTCCGATAAAGGCAGTCCTTGTGCCATTGTGTAAGCTGCTACTGATACTACCCATGCCTCGAATTCAATGACTCTAAGCAAGTCTGAAGCATAATACTTTCTCTTAACTGGAGGCAAGTCTTTATTTGTGTCTGGAAATAAATCACCAATTTCCATACCAATAGCACCCATTATTTCCTGAACGCTACAGTTGGCAAAGCATTTCATTAGGATACGACCATCGTCTAATTCTCTTATCGCTAATGATGGAGACTTATCGCTATGAGCAGGACAGCAAGCTGTAAAAGCTCCGTTACGACCTTTAACCTTCTCTAGTCGGCTGAGTATGTTCTCTATCATTTCCACCCCATCAATGGCTTTTGAGTAGTCCCAGCTATTTCATCTTCCCATCGCTTATTGTTTAACCAAGTAGCCGCATGAGGAATAAACTGCTGTTCTCTATCAGATAACTTTTGATCTTTTACTGCTTTTGTAATTTTCGCAATAAGTTCATCGTTAGGCTTAATCTTTATCCAAGCCTTCTTAGCATTTTCTTTAGATACCTTCTTCGGATATATTTTCCAAAAAGTCTCAAATTGATCTATATATTTATTTATATGGGTTATGGGTATTGGGTTATGGGTAGCATCTATTTTCATTGCGTTCGCATCGTTATTTAATGCGTTCGCATTGCGTTCGCTTTGCGTTTGCATATCATTCGCATTTTTTGACCATCTTGCTTGAGCAGATAATTTAGCCTTTTCTGACTTATCGTAAATATCATTAAGGACTTGGTCACAACGCTTATGACGGTAAACATCTTGCTCTTTTATAAAGAAAGTATCTAAAATAATTTGAACAGAGTCAGGATTAGAACCTATCTTAAACGCAAGTTTTTTAGCGTCATTGGGTAATGGTAATTCGGTATCGTAGTACATCCAGATTAGGCGTAAATAAGCCATAGTGTCTGAATCAGACAAAGATGCTGTATCGCGCTGAAAGTCACCAATATGGTGTGGATAGAAATGCATAGCAACCCCTAGTCGTAGGTCATAGTCACAAAATGGTGGGATAAGGCAGGACGGTGACTAATCGTCTTTTCGAGAGCTACTCTAGCCAATCCCATTAACTATACTGCAACTTGCCTTTTAGAGCAAGTACGGCAAATTTCTGAAGTCCTGAACTGTATAGCACTTCTTGTCTGCTTGCAACTAGGACATTTCTGCATTGCAAAATTATAAATCGTTTTCTCTTTTGTAACGGACGTCTGATTTACAGGTTTTAAAACTTCGTTTTTCAATTGTCTGACCTCTAGGGCTTACTGTTCTAGGGAATGTTTTAAGCGGCTTAAATGGTATCGGCTCCCGTGGTGGGACTAGCTTCTTCTCATCGACTGGCATCGGTTTATCTTTATAAGATGGGAAGAATACATCACCTTCTTGCTTAAAGCACTTTAACCTGACTAATTTCCTAAGCTCTGTCGTTATATCCAACTCCACAGCGAAACCCATCATTCCGTACTTTTGTATTATCTCTTTGACAGTAATACCGCCAGAATTGTTAACAATATCGATAAATTCAGCCCTTCGGCTATTTACTCGTGGTACGTACATAAAATAATTTAAAAAAGTTGTTGACATACAAGATTGTGCTGCGTTATAGTTTCTTCGCTGCAACACACTATTAACTTCTAGGAGAATACTATGAAATACCAAATTAATTATATAAATGGTGAAACAGAAAAATTCCGCAAAAACGATTGGCAATCTTTTGAATCCGAAATTTGGTCAATTATTAGATATGTAAATTGCGGTACATCAGAATCAGATTATAAGATTTTTGTAGATGGTAATGTTGTCGATTTACAAACTGCCATGCAAGCTGCAAGTTTTGCTAGAAAAGAATGGGAATTAAAACGAGCAGAAACAAAAAAACCAATTCGTGTTTTGCATGGAGTAGCAAATCTACCTAGCAACTGGCATACAGTTTGGGTAAATAAATAATTAACCAGCAACCTACTAGGAGAATACTATGAATACAAATAAATCAGCAACAGTTCGTACAGTTTCTAAAGGTAGCCCATTCACAGACGCATACGACCTTATCGTTGAAGTCTTAGTAAATGGTGAGTGGACATACTATCAAGGGTTTAACACGCTCTCTAACGATTACGCATATTCAGAAGCTCGTGCAGCAGAAAATCGTGCAAAGGCTGAACAATTGGGGAAATGCAATGCCTACTAATTTTGATGAAACTTTAGAGCAACGATACGAACGAGAATACTTAGATATGCTTGATATGTATGCAGAAATGACTCCATATCAAATATTCCAAATGTCAATTGAACTTAATAATGCACTAGCAAAGGTACAAGAATATGAAAACAAAGATGCACAATTGGGAAGTTGCGGAAATTGTTTATGCGCTAAGGCTATTAGCTGACAACTTAGACAAGAAGCCAAGAACCACTCAGGAGCAGGAAATACTAGATATAGCATACGAAGCGTTAATGATTGCTCCTAGAGAAATCCACGAACTTGTTAATATTTTAGAATCTAATGATAACTATGAATAAATTGCTCAACACTAACGATTTCTTTGCACAACATCCAATATTATGTGGTGTAATAATGCTTCTACTCTACATTTTGGCTTGCTCAATATGACCGATGAAAAGAACATACTTTACAAGAAGGACTACGTTCCTGCGGCTAAGACGGATATTCGTAAAACTTTTGCTAAATTTAGAAAGGAGCAAAAAGCGGCTACAAAAATATCTACTTCTGAGAAAACACAACTTACCAATATTGTTCAGTATAAAAAATTCAGATAAATAGGAATCTACTATGAATAACGACTATCAATTGCAAGAGCAGCACGAACAGCAGCAATGGCGCGTATATAGCAAGCTACAGAAAGCCAGAGTTCTATTACAAGAACAGCCATTAAAGAAGTCTGGATTCAATTCTTATGCAGGTTTCAAATACTTTGAGCTTGGCGATTTCCTGAAACAAGCTAATGTTATTTTTGATAACTTAGGATTATGCCCAGTCTTTAGCATTAGCGAAGGTATAGCTACATTACGTATCTTTGACTCAGAATTCGGTGGCGTAGTTTATTTCCGCAGTCCTACCGCAGATGCCTCGAATGAGAAAAGCAAAGCACCGCCGATCCAGTCGCTTGGTTCAATGCATTCTTATTTGCGCCGTTACCTGTACCTAAATGCGCTTGAGCTTATAGAGAACGATGTAGTGGACGCTACTATCGGGAAAGATGAGCCACGATCAGCCAAGCCTATTACCGTAGATGTATTCGATAGCATGGATGATGAGACTAAAGAACTCATCGAAAACATAGCTATGGATGTACGTATGCTTATGGAACGTAACGATATGCAGGGAGTCATTGATTACATTAATCTGCAAGAGTTTGACGCAGATACAAAGACTGCATTCTGGAGTAGGTTAGATAGTAAAGAGCGCAGCGCAATTAAGAAATTTTCAACAGGGAAATAATATGACTGAATTTGATAATACAAACCGTGGAGTTTTATACCGGAATGAGAATAAAACGAGTGAAAACCATCCAGACTATTCAGGTAGCGTCAATGTATCTGGTACTGATTTCTGGTTATCTGGTTGGCTTAAAGAATCCAAGAAGGACAATAAAAAGTTCTTTAGCTTATCGGTACGCCCAAAGAATGACGCAGCGTCTAAGCCAGTCAATAAGCCAGTAGTAGTGGCTGATCCTGACGAAGATATTCCTTTCTGATCTCGCAGCCACACTCCTCCGTGGCTTTAACAGGGGCTTAGGCTCCTGTCTTTTTATTCTGGAGTAACTATGAAATTATTAGATGTAATTAAGAAGATTTACGGTATTAATAATGACGCAGAACTATGCCGTACATTAGATGTACCTCCTCCAACTATAAGCAAGATTCGTAACGGGAAAATCAATGTATCAGCAGACATGATTTTAAAAATCCATGAAGTTTTAGGTATGTCAGTTAAAGATATTAGAAAGCTGTTATGAAAGTAATAATGTATGTAGTAGCGTTTCTAGGGCTTATATGGCTGTTTTCTGGATTGGTTACGGATAGGGTACAGGCATCATATAAGAAAGGCTACAGGGACGGTTTTAATAGCCTTGCTATCGATTCTCAATGCTCTGCTTGGCTAATGAATTCTGATCTTAAAGAAGCCAAACAAAGAATCTGCGGAAAATGACAGAAAGTGACATTAAACGATGAATAACGATCAATTCTTTGGATGGTGGAATGGAGACGATTTAACTCTAGACAATGATTTCCCTAAAGATAGCCCTATATGGTGGGCATGGGAAGGCTGGCAAGCTGCATTGCGCGAAATGAATAAAGAAGCTGAAAAGAATGGCGAGCCATTTTGCCAACGCTGTGGAGAAGTTAATCCAGCAGAAATACATACGTGTACACCTATAGAAAACCTCACGACCGAAAAGAATATACAAACTTCGGACAATAATGACTAAGAATCCACGCAATCGTAAGGAAGATTATGACTGGCAAGCCATAATTGATGGCAATAGAATTGGGATAACTAACGTCATTAGAGGCATTCGTAATGGCGAAGTAGATGAATTAGAGTTAGAAAAGCTCAATAACTTCGTGCAATTCTCATTAGCCCTGATGCAGTTATCAGGACCAGATAAATGGGCAAGAGCTAAAATGAACGCTGAGATGATGAATTACATAAAATCTATTGATTCATAGATTCGTAGCTGTTGACGCAATCTTGCAATTTCTAGATCACGCTCGTTTAATTTTTTTTGCAGACTTTCACTTAATGAGTAAACTGCTGCAATTTTCTCAAACCGTTGCTTATGATCCTCAAGCATTACATTGAATAAACGCTCAGACGCATCAATTTGTTTTTGAATAAAGTCGGACATATAGCTCTCCTACACTTCAATAATTTTACCTCTGAAATATACAATACCTTCTGAGATTACTTCACATAGCTCTGGAGGCATCAACTTACCCTGCCAGAACGTCAATACAGCAAAACCACTACGCCAGTTCTTAGGGTTATCCTCAGCATACTCAAACGCAGGATCATCTAAGTTAGCCATAGTGCCTGTATCTACACCGTATCTAGTTTTCTGAGCACCCATATCTGTCCACGGCGTAACCTTTAATGAGTGCAAATGCCCAGTCACAAACGAGACACCTGATTTCAACGTATTGTTGTATACCGCATGAATTCCGTTATGCCATCTATGTTTAATCATCGTATGCTCATTAACCATAATACTCGTGCTGAACTGCCATCGAGGAAAATGATCCGTTAGATTCATCCCATGTACACCTTCAAATGCAGTACCAGCCTGAGCCGCTAGACGAGTGTTAAACCGCATATCGTGGTTACCCCACGTAAAATGTAATTTAGCGTTCTTAGAAGCGTTCTCAATCTCACCTAAACGATCCTGACAGGCGTCTAGTTCCTGCTTAACTGAAGGCATCTTCTGCCATCCTATAGGGTCATGGCGGCTGATTGATGCACCGTCGAACGCATCTCCATTAATTACGACCATGCGAGGGGATAATTCAGGTATTAACTTAACGAAAGCCTTATGAGCCGTTGATATAATTCCCGGATAATAATGGCAATCTGATGCCACCATAATCACACCGTCATCTATCTCTACGTTAACTCTAACGCCATTATTAGGAATCGTTACATTAAAGGTAGGGCTTCGAGCATCGTTAGCAGTTAACACAATAGAGTGTTTACTCTCTATATCTCTACGCCTAGAGTGAGTATGCCGAATAGTTAATCCTAATGCTTTAGATACTTGAGACGCTGAGTTATACTGATTCCATACTTCAATAAATTCTTCGTCTGTAACTCTCATTAGTTCACCCTACGGATAAATTCACCGCACCAATCCGTTCGACCAGTAACCGGATAGCAACTATCATAATCGCCTTCCACTTCAATAATCGTAGGTGGGTATCGGTAGCAGAAGCCTACATCTTCTTTAGGCTCGCAAGTATAGAAAGCGCAGCTAATACAAGCTGGCATGCAGTCATCAGGTATTTTGATTTTAGGCATTTGATCTATATATCATATACTTATTGCAATCATATTACAAATTACATTAGATACATAGCTCGCTCATCTTTTCTTCTATTAACAAGTCCTTTAAGAACCTTACCGCCTCCTAAAGAATACTTTAAGAACTCATCAGCAGCACCATCATAGTCACCACGATTATGTTTCTGACGTAGAGTTGACCTCTGTAATGTTCCTAGCCCTACGTTAAAGCTAAAGCTGACCAAGCTATCCAACCAGCTTTGCTTAGTGCCAGCACTAGGACAATATCTAAGAACTCCACGTTCAAACCTTTTAAGGTCTTGAGCAAGTATGGCATCTACTTCTTCCATCGTTAATTTGCGGTTCCAACCATCTGGTATTTCCAGTAAGTTGCGTTCTTCAAATGGAACTTTGGCATGGTTAGGATCAATTACATGACCTACGCCAATCGTCCAGAGTCTTGCTGGACAACGATAAGGCTTTAATCTCACACCTTCGTGATGCTTTATCATTTCTAACGCTTTATGACTAATCATTTGCCGAAAGCACGACCACCAAAATGGAACGCAATAATCGAAGCAAATAAAGCCTGTGTTTCATCATCCCAGAGTTGGTTAGCTAACGTATTAAAATCTACGCCACTAATAATGCCTTTGTAGGCTAGTGTTGCATCAATAGCAACCAATAAGAAGAAGAAGCCATAGGTAATTACAGGACGCACACTAGCTCGTAAGTCCTTCATCCACTTAGATGTGCCTTCACTTAATGATTCATCGTGAGCGTAGATAGCACTCATCTCAGCTTGCTGTGCGTCGATTAGCGATACTTTCTCCGCAGAAGCAGTCTGCGTTCTAATCTCATCTAGCTTGATTTCTTCTATTTTTTGCTGTGCAGTAAATCCTGCTGCTGCTAACTGGAGTTCACGCTCAGTCTGAATTTGAGCAAGTTTTAATTCATGGCTCTTATCTGACTTATCTTGAAAGAAGTCTAATAACTTAGGCAAACCGCCCGATAGAAAACTTATTAAAGTAGAAACAAGAGTAAGCATTATTGTCCTTGCATTTCAGTTAACAGTTTTAAGCGTAATTCTTTCATCTTGCGTATTTCTTCGTTAGCAACTACGGTAGCGTTATTCATGTCCATATACATTACGCCCATCACAGGCAACGCTATAACGAGCACAATACACAGTACCAATATGGTGAGGAGTAGAGTGAACGGTATGTGTGACTCGTTCTGAGGAGTATCATCAGCCATAGGAACCACAATATTATGAACACTACCGCGATTATTGATGTCATCTGCTCCGCGATTTTTCTTCTTATACTTGCCCGTCGCCATACCGCCGCCTGTTGCTTTAGTAATTCCTGACGTTGAACCTCTGCTCGTTCTGCCTTAACTTTATCCCGCATTACCTCAAACTCAGACCAGATAGCACCTAGTTCCTTCGGAGCCTGATACACCATCATTTCACGTAGTTCAGTCTCTAGCCGAATCATTTCCTTCTGAGCCAATATACGATTAAACGCTTCTTGGTTTACCGATAGCTCAGGATCACGCACCTTCTTAGTCTTTAATTCTTCCTCGTGTACGTGTTTCTCAAGCTGCTCATGCGCTTTGAAAAATCCACCCAAATGACTACTAATGTCAGCAACCACATCTTTAGCTTTACCGTATGCATCAACCAATTCCATGCCATCAGCTTTAGCCTGTTGATACAGTTCACAGCCTTGTTTGATTGCACTTGCAGCCAGTTTTGCAGCAGCAAGAATTGTAAGTGGGTCCACATTACTTAGGTAGTTGACCGTTACCAGCTAACCAGATCATTAGACCTAGCGCACCAGCACCTACTATCCAGAATATCTTCTTTACAACTGACCGACCTACTTCTTCATAGATACGCTTAAATGCTACCTCTGCAGCACGTTCCGCGATATGGTCAATCTGCTCGTCAGTAAGTTGTATTTTGTCCATGTTAGGCTGTCCGTTTCCACATATAAACAACAATGTATGGTTGCAAGTTAGCGTTAGTAGCAGAGTCACCAGTTGAATTAATTGAGATACCTGTAGTTTGCGTGCTTGTGTTTGATGTACCTTGTCTAACAAGACCAGCCGATCCAGCATTTTGATCGATTGTATGATTTTGGAATCCTATTGTATGACTGTGACCCGGATCGCTAACTGAGTGAGTATGGCTAACAACAACAGCATCTTTAGAGCCACCAGTTTCTTCAAGAGTATCAAATGACGAATCACTTGCATTAAGACCAACCATTACACGACCAGCACCAAACGCAGTCCATGTACCAAATCCAAACAATGTAGCAGGGTTAGTGCTAACAGAGGCATTGATATATATTGAACCTACTGGATAAGCAAGAGCTATAGAGTTACCAACATAAGCAGTCGTAGCTACCTTAGTAGAGTTATCGTTTGCCGATTGAGTCGTAGCCGTAGCTGATGCGCCTAACGCTACAGTCGAGCTAAATACAGCAGCACCAGAGCAGGTAAATGCACCACCTACGACAAAATTATCAGCATCTGCGCCTGTTTGCTGATCTTTAAGCTGTGCCATTAATTCCCGAATAGCGTTATTAATTCCGCTTGGGGCACACCCTTCCGAAATGTTAATACCGCCAATATCCGTGTTATTGGATGCGGTAGCACTATATTCACTAATCTTGTTCTTTGCCATGATTTAACCTTTATTGACCATAAGTAGGCTGTAGCGTTTGCATTAATTGCTGTTGTTCAGCAGACATTAAAGCCCGACCAAATGCATTTCTAGCAGGTTGAGGCAAATAACCACCAGCAGTAGAAATGCCACCATAAATATTACCCAATAGTCCTTCCGGCTTTGCACCTAAATATCTCTGACCAAGAATATTACGTACTGGCTGAGAAGTAGCTAAATAAGCAGGAATTGCTACTGGTGACTGAAACAATAATGATAATGGATCACCATAAGACATTCTTTCTGATGTTCCGCTACTAGGGAATGCTCTAGGGAACGCACCACTCAATTGAGCAGCAGTTTCAATAGGCTCTTTAGTAGTGCCATACGTAGGTTTCTTAGCCAACTCACGCGATAACTTAGATGCACTTACATTACCAGTATCACGATTAAACGCACTATCAATTAAATACCAATTAGATAGCGTTTTACGACCATCTTTAAACTGGTCTAATGTTGCTTTGCCATTAGTACGCATTAAATTAGCTGGACTTGATAAGTAATCTTCAATTGACTGTTCAAATGCGCTACGAAGCGTTTTAAATGCGTTAGCAGCTTCTCCAGAGCCAGATTTCTGTGCTTGGAATAAGTTGTTACCAATAGCTTTAGAACGGATAAATGCCTCATCACCAGATATTGATTGAGTGCCAAAACTCTTATATTCATTTAATACACGAATAGCTTTTTTATCATCAGCACTAAGTTGTGATTTAGGTATTTTATTTAATCTACTTAATTCACCATTTACTGTTTGTACAAATTTTTGATCGCCTTGTATTGATGGAACTTTTTGTAAAACTTGATAATTATTAAGGGCAGACTTAAATGCAGTTTCCATTGACTCATTAGTTAAATCTGCTGATTGCGGTATTTTAATTAGACTTTTTGCAATGTTATTTGTCTGGTTTTGATTGTTTTCTTCAAGACGAGTAAATGCTTCTCTAGCAATAGGGAAACGAGACTTAATGCCTTCTCTTAATCCACCACCATAGCCAGTAATTTGTGTAGGATCGAGTTGGAACCCTTGCTCTAATGCTCTACGAGCTACTTCTTGTTGCTGTGGAGTTAAGTTAGGCTCTAATTTTGGAGCCAAGCCAAGTTGACGCAATAAGAATTGTGAGCCTCCACCAAAGACTGATCCTAATGCTGCTTTAGATGCAGCCTCAGAGCCACTTTCTGATGGGGTAGTCAAAGAATACAATGCACCACCACCAATAGCTTGTGGGACAGTTGTAGGAGCTAACGCGCCACCTAAAGCCTCAGCAGTTCCACCAACAAAAGGAATATTCTTAGCTGCTTTAAGTCCAGTACCACCCATTAAACTAGCAAGGACATCAACCATAGTGGAACCTGCAATCTCACGACCACCAGTAGGACTCATTGATTGATACGTAGGAGACATTACAGAACGTTCTTGCTGTACTCTAGATTCATACTGCCTCATTTGCTCTGGAGAAGTAAAACCTAACATTTCTCCAATACGCATACCCATGCCAGTTATACCTTCACCAGCCTGTGATATGCGTTTCTGAGCACCTGAAATTACACCACCTTCTTGTGGCTGTTGCGACTGTTGTATTTTTTTTATTTCATTAGCAAACAAATTAGCAGACGTAGTATCTCCAGCCTTGTCAGCTTCAAGTAATGCTCTTTCTAAGTCTTGTAGTGTTATAGCCATAATTAACCTTATTGAAGACCATATCTGCGTCTAACATCAGGAGGTAACGAACTTCCTGCAGCTGGAGGTTTATTAAATGTATTTAACCTTTGCAAATCTTCTGGAGTTAATACAGTTTCATAGCCAGCAGTTTTTAATTGATTCTGAAATGCTTTTAATGAATATGTACCATCTTCAATCATCTTAGCTTTAATGTCTGCCGCTGCTGCTGCTCTATCTGCAAATCGTTGTGTGTATGTAGCCAACAATTCACGACCTTCAGGATACTGAGCTAAAGAAGGAATTGCAGACATAAATTGCTTTATCTCAAAGTCTGAAGTAGCACCGGAACCCTGTACACGCAATGTAGGAGCAATTTTAGCTCTTAGAGCCTCAGCAATACCAGCAGCGGTTGATATTTTTGCAAAATTAGTACCGGGGAAATATGGTCCTAATTCAGCTTTAAGTTGATCTAATTTCCCACCTTGATATGGTTTCAACACATCAACAATAGCCCTAACATCACCAGCAACAGCTAAAGCACCTTCAGCAGCACTTTCAGCAGCTACTTGTGCTTTTGCACGTTCTACAGCAACAGTCTTTTGACCCATATCTATAACTGTAGCTCCAGATTTACGAAGTTGTTTTTCGCGTTGCAATAAAACAGCGTTAAGCCGCTTCATTTGATCTGCATTAAGTTCATTTAATGGTGTCTTAGGATAAAGTTCAGCAGCAGTTCTACGAACTTCATTAGTGTAATCAGTTGTTTTTTGCTTAAATTCAGTTGCTTCTTTGCTTAATGCTTCTGTCTTTGCAATTAATTGATCCATAGTTAAAGAACCAGCATTTTGCTGTATATCATCAACACGACCAGCATATTCAGGAGGAAGTCTTTTCTTTAAGCCAGAAAAGTCAAATTCTTCAACTGATATTTTATTAATTTGTTTAGTAATTTGTTCTAAAGATTTATTAGCATTATCAATAATATCTTTAGCTCTTGGATTTCCAGCAAATTGAATATCAGAATATATTCGCATTTGATTAAGTAATGCATCTTGCTGTGCTATTAATGGTGCTGCTCTGCTTGTTTTTGCTGTGACATTTACACCCTGAAGTTGATTTTCTCCAGCAGCAACAACTTGTTGAGCAATTGGTGCTTCGTTAACTGGTTGAACAACAGCTTCTTGTGGAGCAGCAACTGGTACTGGTGCAGAAGGAGCAACAGCAGCAGGTTGAACTTGTGGTTGACCACCTCTAGCCGCTTCTTGAATTGGCAATAACTCAGAATACAGTTTCAATGCCTCAGCAGGATTAGCTCGAATATATGCAACTTTTAAAGGATCATTCTTAATTCGTGGATCATTTATTAAGCCTTCGATAGCTTGCTGAGTTTGAGCAGTTTGTTGCATTTGAAGTCGCATTTGAGCCAACTTCTGAGCGTTAGCCATCTGCTCTATACCGCCTTGATATGCCTGACCTGATGCACCGTAACCTGCACCTAAAGCACCTATAACATTTTGCAGTCCAGACCTTCTAGGACCTTGTTTACTCATACCTTGAGCCAATGCAGCAGCCGCGCCTAATAAGCCAGCAATATTAGATCGTTGTGATAATGCTTGAGACTGCTCTGGTCCTAGTAATCCACTATAAGTAGGATTCTCAACACCAAATACATTGTAATTTGTAGGATTTAAGTAACTTAAGTAATCGCCGATAGCCATAAATTACCCCAATAACGAAATTTGTGGTGGACGAATAACAGTCTGTTGCTGAGGATTCAGTAAGCTCATGTAATCCATTGGCTGAATCTGACCTCTATTAACTTGTCCAGCAGGAGCGTATGGCATAGGCTGTTCTGGAGCCATTAAGTCTCTAGCTAGTCCAAATCCTATTTGTGATGTAGTAGGATTTTGATTCATAAATTTATTAGCACCACTAATAGTATTTAAAATACTTTGACCAAATCCACCACCACTAGCAGGATTTACAACACCATTCATACCGCCAACTATTTGGCTAGTACCAATAAACGGATTTCCAGCCATTCCGTTACCAATAGCACTAACAAAAGGATTGCTAGCTGCCGCAAATGGAGCAGCCTGAGAAACAATTCCGGGCAATGAAGCAGCCGCAGCCTCAGCCGCAAATGGAGCCGCTAATGCAGTAGTGCTTGCAAGAGCAGGAATAGAAGCCGCTACCGTTGGAACAAGTTGAGAAGCAATAATACTTCCGCTAACTGGATCAGCCATTATTTACCCCCTTGTGGTGTCGCTTGCTGCACCGTAGTTGAACCCTGCGGAACGCTAGAGAATAGGTTAGCAAACTGACTTAATTTAGCTTGTGGTAGGTTTTGCTGGAAGTTAAAGCGATTCATTGCATCTTGCAGTTCAGCAGCACTCTGAGCCTCTCTAGCACCACCAACGCTAAGTAATCGCTGTATGTCAGCATAGTCCTGAGCAGCCATCTGAGGAGCAGCACCAACAGCCGCCATTTGACGAGCACGTTCAGCTTCAGCCGAGTTATATGCTAGTTGACCGCCTTGTTCCGCTAATGCACGAGCAAAGATGTCTTGAGCCTGACCTGTTTGCTGACCTTGAGCAGCAGAACCATAACGCCCCATTGACGATGCACCTGACTGTAATTTCTGGATGTTACGCAGATAATCCTCACCTGCTAGACGATTCGTCTGCTCTAAAGCACCCGCTAGGAATGGATTAACGCCTCGTCCTTGAATCGTTGCTAATGTCTCAGCCTGTGCTGCCTGAGTAAGCGGAGAACCTGCCATAGCTCTTTCTTGAGCCATACGCAAGGCTTCCTGAGTCTGAGCCGAAGGAGATACGTAAGTCTGACCGGGGAAGAATGTAGGAGCCTGAGACTCATATAGCCGCTTACCTTCTTCTAAGCCATAAGTAACATACGGAGCAATCGTAGGATCGATGCTCGTCGTTGTCGTGCTTTTTTGAGTACCGCCGCCGCCACCACCCATATTAAACCTCACTAATCCATTGTCGTGGACGGAATCCGTAATCAGCCGCCCTTTTAGCCCAACCCCGCCTATGGCTAGAAAATGTTATGTATTTAACCTTAGCTTCAGCAGCCATGCCTTTTATGTATTTTAAGGCATTTTCGACAACATCATAACTATTTTCTAACGAATAAGCAGCCCATAGATGCATAGTCTCACCTTGTGGTTGCAGGACAAAGAAGCCAGCGTAGTGGTTATTCTCTATCAGTACAAACAACAGACTCTTTTGATTGAAACAGTCTGTATATACATCTTCAATAATCCAGTTTTCTGGACTCCTACTTTTAATCTTCTCTAAGCCAGTTCTTACACTAGCCCACCATTGTCTTAGTTCCTGCGGAGCAATATATCTATACTCCATTAACCCACCACAATGTAACCATACGTTTTATTCGCTGTGTTGTTAGACCAATGTGTCAGGGTAGCACTTCCTTGCGTCTGACTACTAACATATACATTAGTAGAAGCATTAGGAGAAATATAATTTAATGTCGTAATAAGTGATGCTGTACTCGGTCTAGTCGGACTAGTCTGAGTTCCAAAATGCTGCAAACTAATAGCCGCATTAGTAGCTGACCAATAAATCTCAATATAGTCACCAGCCGATAACTCTAGGAAATAGTTCCACCCTGCAATGGTATGACCATTAACGCCGCCATGACTATTAGGAACCGATATAAAGCCTGTCGATCCTGTAATGTCTGTTCCGTTCTTTCTTAACCAAACGCTAACATCGTGCAACTGACTATCTGTATTAACAAACTGACCTGACCATTGCAGATTATAAATACCAGTATTCCTGACATTCATCCGCGAGCTATTCGACAGATATACCGCATTGGAATAGTCAGTAGTATCCAACGTCATCGCTGTGGCAGTATTAGCCGTTATAGACTGGTCTACAAGGCTCTGAAACGCTCCATAAGGCATCGAATCAGTGTAAGCAGCAGCAGATACAGGAACTAGGAAAATCAAGCTCTCCTTGCCTATACGACCGTCATACAGCGTTGTCGTTGTGGCATTACCAGTCGCTAAAGTAATCGTTCCAGTATTGTTCGTCTTACCGTCCATAATCCCACGGACAACCTCAGATACAGCACGTTCGTCAGCACCGAATACAGGTAAAGTACGAAACTGTACTGATCTAGTCATCGATTACCCTGTTGAGTAATTTCAATCTCACAACCTACAATAGTTTCCCAATTGGCATTAGTCGGAGTTACCTTAATACGATGGTAATTACCGTTAGCTCTCAATGGCACTCTGTTGTCTGAGTCTGGTGTAGCTGTTGTTCCGAATTCGACGCTGTCTGACAATAGTTTTCTACTGGCAACTGCGACTGACGCGATTCCATTATCGATAATAGGTTTTGCCAATGTGATAATAGAACGTCCAATGTCAATGTCTCCAGAAGTAATATAAGCAGCTTGCAATGCACCAGAGAAAACAACAATTCTCTGATTTCTAACACCAACGAATATAAGCTGACCACCAGCCCAAGTACGTGAATCTAACGGTATCTGCTCTGCCGTGTTATCGATACTTGGCAATGTGATTGTGCAATTTGAAGTAGTGATAGTCGCGCCAGTTGCTGCCGTAAATGTAAATACATTCGCATTAGTTCTTGTTACTGCAAATACTCCATCTACTCCAGCACCAGAAGTAGCGTCAAAAGATACATAAGCACCAGTCTCTAACCCATGATCCGTTACAGTAACAGTAACAGTAGTGCTACTTTGTGTATACGTACCAGTTTTCTGGTTTGTAGTATCAAAATAATAAATATCTAACTGCTCAAGTGTGGCACTAGGAGTCAGACCATAGGCTAGGAAGTTAACGTCAGTTGAACCGTAGCTCCACTTATTCAGATCAATAGAGTAGTACAGCAAGAATCTGCGACCGAAGTTATTCTTAAAGTTCCAGATAACTAACTTACGTACTGGATCAATGGTTGCGCTCATACCAGTCTGAATTTCACTCAAACTGACATTATCAAAGAACCAACGATTAACCTTCTCTACTCCGATATTCTTAACTGACTTACCATCGCAGACATAAAAGCCATCATCAGCTAAAAAGTAAGTTAAATTCCCAAACTGAGCGATAGAACCGTTAGACATACAGCCTAACGTCCTAGAAATAGCGTCAAATTGGAAGAAGAACGGACTGCCTGCATACGTCATACGATAGATAGCACGCTCTAAAAAGATTAGACCGTATTCACCACCTGCTAGACCTGTAATGTCACCGCCATCAGGTACTATCTGAGAGTCAGACTGAGAAGCAGCACCCGGAGTCCAATCAGTCTCGTCATTAATATCTGACCAGTAGACCTTATTTTCCTCACCACCTACGTTAGCCGCTACAACAAAGTCTCGAACTACAGTTACAAATTTAGCAGCAGGAGCAGCAGCAGCCAAGTCAGCAAAGTAAGTCGATGATCCTAAATCATAAGCCTGTAACTGGTCTGCACCATTAGCCAGAATCATCTTAGAGCCAAACTGAGTAATATCCCATGACTCAACAGTAGAATAGCCAGTAGTGGTTAAGGCATCTAAGCCAGTATTACTAGGATTAAACTTGTAAATCTGTGTAGCACCAGCAGCAAATAGCGTAGATGCACCAGAAAACTTACCCGCAAATGCTACCAATAAGTTCTGACCTGCATTAGATGAGTAATCTACAGCCTCACGTAACGGAGCATAGCCATTAGTAACTGGATAACAATTATAGGCATCAGTTATTGCACCAGTAACACCCGGCTGATCTGGCAACCACTCACCAAAAATAATCTTTTGCTTTGCCATTACTGTCTAGCCCAATTAGTTGATTCTGGAGTTACTACAGTCCATTGGTAACCAATAACATCACCAATTACACCCACATCAGCATTAGCAGTAATAGCAGCAGTCCTAACAAATATACCTGTGCCAAGAGCAGTAACTAACGCATTGCCAGTAATACTTCCATTACCAACAAGAACTGATGTACCGTTAGCTGTGACAGTTGTAACAGAAGTAATTGCTGCTGTTCCTACTTGAACATTAGCGACATTAATTGATACCTGAGCATTGCCAGTAATGCTTGCAGCACTTGTAAATGTCTGAGTACCTATAGCCGTTACAGTAGCAGTACCGACAATAGAAGCACTAGGCTCAATATCCTCGTTCTCGCAATACCCACCAACCCAATAACCTTTTACTACGTATAGATCAGGAACGCATAGAGCAGTTACAGTCGCATTACCTGTAATAGACGCAGTTCCGAAAGTAAAGTCTACTGCCCTTGCTGTTACTGTAGCAGTAGCCGTGATAGATGCTACACCGCCAGTATCTTCATTCTCGCAATAGCCAGCATCCCAATAACCAGCAGTTACGTATAGATCAGGCTGACTTAGGTCACCTTCACCATAGCCCTGAACCCAGTAGTCGAAGTCGACATAATTTGTAGCCATTACAATCCACTAATCTGCTCTGACGTTAATGTCTGAACATCAGACGAAGTAATAGTATTAATTTGAATAGATTCTAAGACAGATACTTCAACTGTGGCTATTTCTTGTGGCAAAGAAAACTCAACCCATCGCTCCTCTGACTGACTCCAAGACCAATTACCCTCAGGTTTAGGATCACGAATAACCCAACCCGGTGGATACCACCACACTACCTCTTTGCCAGCAGGACACTCAGGAGCATCAGCCACCTCAATCCATCCATCTGTGCCATCTGTCTCAGGCTTAGGTATAGAACCATTTTTAGAATACATAAGTCACCTATTGGGTAAAAACATTTCCTTTTGCAAGGTTTTGACTTGCTGGAATAATTGATAAATTGTTTTCTACATGCAAACCACAAACATTCTTTCCTCGCAATGGAACAATATGGTCAACATGATGTTTTACAAAAGGGTTTATGTAATCCATAAATTTAGCCATTCCGTATATTGTTTTTATTTTTTCTTTATTAGCCCATTTAACTGTTCTGTTTACAATAATTTCCTCTCTTTGTCTTGCCCTTACTTTATACGGAGTAGGATTTTTGTAATACCTATTGCGATCATATTCTCTTGTTTTTTCTATGTTATTTAATCTTTGTTGTTTTGTTTTTGCATTAATTTCATCTTTATTTGCCTCATATCTTTCTTTAAAGTATTTACTAAAATACTTTTTCCCCTTTTCTGTATTTCTCCAATACAACATATAAGCATTATCTTTTTTTCTTTTCTCAATTTTTTTATTGTGCTCTAACTCAAGCACAACATTATTATCATTAAGTAAAGATAATTGCTCCATGTCATTGAACAGGAAAGGCTGCGGTAGGCGCAGTAAAGTTTGCTGTGTATCGTGCGTAACCTTTTGTTATACGAAGGTCATCTAAATAAGCGTTAATACCTTGACTTCCATCTGACGTATTTGCGCCGACACCAAAGTTAGTGGTAACAGTCCAATCATTTGTATCTGTACCTGTAGCAACGCTTGTGCCGTTTACATATATCTTTGTCTGGTTAGTTCCAGTACCTTCTCTAACAATAGCTACATGAGTCCATGTTGAAGTAGTCAAAGCTGTGTTGTATGCAAGTACGTCACCAACTCCATATTTATTAAGCGCAATTTTTGCATTGTTTATAGCAATAATAATTCCATTAGTAGCATTTGCTCCAACAACGTGATATGTACCAGCAGCCAAAGAATTAGGATATATCCAAAATTCTATTGTGTACGCTCCTGTTCCAAATGTGTATAGAGCATTACTTGGAAGTTTTAAATAATCACCAGTTCCATCAAACGCCATGCTAGTAGTACCCCACTTAGCCTGTGTCGTGCTTACCTGTGCATTGCCTACAGTCTCTAATACATTCTTAGCAGTAGAGTCGTATATGCCAGCGTTGGTTGCGTTAAGCAGTAATGATGTGCCGCTAATAGCAGTCAGCAAAGCTGTTGGTGGCGTAAATGCAGCCGTATAGACAGCAGTTCCTTTGACAACACGAGCGTTCGCAATGTATCCGGGAAACGCCTCACCACCGCTGTAGTTACCACCTATATTACAAACTGTATTTGTGCAATTTAATGAATTTGATGTTGAACCGGCTGATACTCCATTGATAAATATTCTAAGCGTACCGCTTGCGCGTGTTACTGCAACGTGCATCCATGCGTTTGGAGCCATCGTAGCAGTACCATTTAGGATTCCTCCACCAGAGTTTGCTACATAGGGTGTGGTTGTGGAATATAAGCCAATTTGATAACCGCTAGTATCATTAGCAGCACGAAAATCAAATATTACCTTGTTGCTCGCCGAAAGAGATGTTGGGTAAACCCAAGCTTCAGCAGTAAAATCACCAGTGCCGAAAGTAAATGCGGCATTGGATGGAGTGACTAAATAATCCCCACTACCATCAAAATACCCACTACCACCTACTACAGCAGCATCGTATGCAGCAGTAGGAGCAAATGGGCTGAAGGCTTGGACGGATGGTGTGCCGTTAGCAGTAAGCGTTATTGGACTTGCGCTATTATCAACAAAACGGTTTGATTGACACGTTAATAGAGTTGTTCCAGAAATTGCTGTTAGTGGCGTAGTGCTTGGAGTAAATCCAGACGTATATACCGCCGATGTAACTGTTCTAAAGTTTGATATATAGCCTCTAAATTTACCGCTACCAGTATCAGAACCTATTTTTGTTGCGCTCGGTGTGGCAGTTGATGCTCTTGTATATGTTCCTGACGATACGCCGTTTATATAATAAGTATTGTTAGAGCCACTTTTTACAAAAGCAACGTGATTCCAAGCATTTAGCGTTAGACTATTTGTAGATGCTCCAAGCAAAACTCCAGCAGTAGTGTCATAACTATTTAATGTCAAAAGACCAGATGGGATAAAAAGATTCCATCCAGTTCCACCGCGAGTATCATATATTGGGTTATCAATAGATGATGTAATTGTTGGAAATACCCAAGCCTCTACTGTGAAGTCTCCAGAACCACCAACACCTGCCGTAGTTGAACTTAAATGACTACTTCCATCTAAAAAATTACTCCACCCTGTCTGACTAAACGGCGTAAACGTACCCTGCGTAGTATTACCATTTCTAGTAATAGTGAAGTTGTTAGTGCTAGAGTCTAAGAACGTATTGTTTTGCGCTCCGTTAGTGCTGCTAGTGTTAAGCAGTAACGTAGTCAGGTTAAAGAACGCATCGACTGCTGTTGCTATCGTTGTTTTGGCAGCAACAAACATATTCATAATGCCACTCATGACACGTTTCCTGTAATAGCACAAACCGTTCCGCTAATGAACAACACCGTAGCAATACCGCGAGTTGCTAGAGTTACCGTAGCTTTATCTGCATCAGTACCAGCAATGTAAGCTGTGGTAATTGTGCAGGTAATCGTAATGTTGCCACTCGTATTATTAAAGATAGAGATTGCGTCACCTTCAGCAAATGTTGCGTCAGGAATTGTTATAGAGCCACTTGTACCTACTTGTACATACTTACCTACATCACCTACAGCTAACGTGTAAGAGCTTGTCTTAGTGCCTACAGGCGGTAAATCACGGTAGCCAATAGGGTTAGTGCCATCCACCGTACAGTTAGTTAGTGTGCCTGAACCCGGAGTACCTAATGCGCCAATAGTTGCACTTGTTGCAGTTAAAGCACCAATAGAAGCACTTGTTAATGTGATAATTGAAGCACTACCACCAGATTGAATCTTGTCTGTATTTAGGTTCGTAAAGTTAGCATCAACCTCAGCATAACTAAGAGCAGAACCTTTGCCAGCACGAGTAACGATAGATGACATAATTTACCCCTTACGCCAAAGTTACGGTTAGATTCGTAGCAGTTATCTTAAATATATCACCAGTTGATATAGTCTTACTTGTATCTAATGGTGAGTGATAGAGCAGATTACCTGCTGTTACCGCATCACGAATACCGATGTGAGTAATTGTTCCCCATGTATTTGTACATTGTGGAAACTCAATCGCAGAGCTATTAGACGTAGCACCGTTAGACGGAGCACTAAACGTAATAGACTGACGAACATACGATCCACCTGTAACCTCAGTACCAGTATCGGCATCGGTAGGATCGTTAGTGTACAAAGCTAAAAAAGTAGTAGTCGGCGCAGTGTAGGAAGTACCACGCAGAGTGCCGTTAATTAGCGCATTTTCGAGATAGTTGCTTATTTCTGCCATGATTTACCTCACTGACATTGACATTGGTTGACCACCGTATTCACCATTCTGGTCGGCAGTAGAAATTGCTGTAATGCTACGATCATACAAAGCAGCCCATGTCTGAAGTCGTGCATCATTCATCAAATATGGTTCAGCTTCGCCCAATGCCGCATACAGCAAAGCATCAGGATAATTACTTAAAAATACGTTAACAATATTAGTATCAGATAGATACTGTGGTTTCCCATAATATAACATTTGTATGCTGTAAACGCTATCAGGTATAGGAGCAAACTGAATCTCTGAAGCCAGAATCGTGTAATTCAATGGCTTACCTGAATCAGTAGTCCTAGCTATTGCATA